TTGCATTTTCTTTAAATATTTCCGCAGTCATTTTCATTGACTGGTTTCTCCCATGCTGATTGGCTATTCCCAACACCTCTGGGACGTGGCAGAAGACGCACACAGTGCTTAATCTTAACCATAGGTCATAATCCTCAGTGCATCCAATAAAGCCCTCAGAGGCCGGTCCATGCAGTTCACTTCGATAAAACTCTCCATTAGGCAATCTTACTGCTTCTAGGTATTCTTTTTTAATTAAGGCATTGCTATGAACCATGCAATTCTTGGTCAAACCATCTCTATTGAAAGAATCTTTAAATTCAGTCTTTCTGTACTCTGGGAATACATTTTCGTAATCAGCGTATGCCACTCCCAGTTCTTCGTGTTCGACAAGTTTCGCCACCAGTTTTTCAACCTTTTCTGGGTGATAAGCGTCATCAGCATCCAAAACGCCGATAATATCAGCCCAGTCCCAGCACATTTCAATCGCTACATTGCGGGCGACACTAGCACCGGAGTTTTTGATTTTTTTTACGTTGATTTTCTCCACATCATGCAAGTTTTGCACACCGTAAGTTATTTTGAAACCTTTAATCTTTTCCCAAGAATCATCAGACGATCCATCATCTACGACATAAAGTCTAAGTGGTCCTTCGTAAGTTTGGCTTACAATACTTTCTATGGCAGGAATAATGTAGTCGCCATAGTTATAGTTCGCACAAATAATAGCCACTTTAGGAAGTTTGTTCATCAAGCTCACTCCATTTGTAAATTGTTTTGCAGTCTGTTCTTTTTCCAGCCTCTTTAATTTTTACCGAAAAAGCCCTACTATCAGCGTTTTCGTCGTTATAAATTTTAGTGCGATTGCCATTCAAAAATTTAAAGAGATAGGCCGGAAAGCAAACATCGTGATCAGTTAAATCATCCGAGCGTTCAACCATTACAACCTGTTTTACTTGCTCGTTAATCGCTTTATTTAGATTAGCCTTTTGTTCCGTAAGATTGGGAATACCCTCTTTAGATTTTAAGATGTGAACCCATCCGTTTTCCGCGTGCTTGAAGCCCTCGTCAATAATTGTCTTGATCGCATGATCCTTTCCGACTTGGACAATGTGATACTTTACGTCTCCATCTGTGCCAAAAATTTGCACAAGATGACCCCAAAGAAATTCATTCCACTCTGGGTCAGCGGTGACAATACTTAACCAACTAGCATCTGCCTTTTGGATAGCCATTAAAGCGTCTAGAACTCTTTCTTCAGAATTCTCTTCACATATATTTAAGATGTATCCCATTCTGATCGAAACTTCATCCATAACCGTAGCCTTGGTGTCTAAAGACTCCTGAAAGTCTAAGCCTTCAAGCCACTCTTGAGGTCTATAGGTGTTACAGAATCTCTCAAGGACGAAACTCTCTTCCTTTGCTCCAACTCCCAAACCCTCATGTCTGTTTAGACTGCACCCCTCTTGAATAGATTTATTATTAAGTGTGGCAAAGACGCAACCTTTGCAATTTGTTTGAACGCTCATTTACTGCTCCCTTTTTATTTTAATGATGAATCTTCCTTCGTCTCCAATGTATGACTTTTCAGAAACTACAAAATTTGTATTATTGATGTTTTCTTCTACGTAGTCCATATCAACAATAGACTTAAGGTTTGCCGACTCTCCAAATATTGCAGAGTTGACGAAGTTTATTGTTACTTCGTCCCTATAAAATCTTCTTGAAATAGTTCTCAGATCAAAGTCCTCTATAACCAGAGTTCCCCCTATCCTAATCTTTTTGTGAAGCATATCTATAATTGATTTATGCTCTGAGATTTTAAAAGATGACAACAGGTTTACACACACTATTTCACGACACTCAGAGTCCAAAGAGGCTCCTAACTTTTGCAACTCTTTCAATCCAGAGCTTTTGGTGCAGTCTATGATTATTCTCAATTTATTCTCCTATTGTTTTATAAAGTAACTTGTTCCAATTGCTTACAAACGCATCCATTCCAAACTTGGACACAATAGTTTCTCTTGCGGCTAAACCCATTTCGTGAGCCATGTGCTGATCCATAAGTAATTTTCGACAGCACTCCGCAAGTTCAAGCGGATCGTTGGACATAAATCCATTAACTCCATGCTCTACTATTTCGGGGATCATGCAGTTTTCAGTTGAGACAACTGGCAATCCACAAGCCATAGCCTCCATCATTGCCGTTGGAACGGGTGAGTGTAGCGATGTATTAAGGTACAGCTTGGCCGAATTGTAATGATTTCTCAGTTCTTCTGTGTTAGCCGCTGGCTGAGAAAAACTTGGATGAGTGGTACATTTACCAACAACCAAACATGGAACTTTCTCGCTAATATTTCTCCATAAATTATATCCACAGCACCAATCTCTTGTTGGAAACTCGTTAACTACTGAAAGTGCATAATCATGCGAGACTCGCCAATCGACTTCCACTGGTTTCCAGAAATCTGTATTAATACCGTGAGGAATCACGTAGGAATTCGACTCGTTTGAACCCCATTGATCTCTATTGTAATTTGATATAAAAGAGTTTATGACGTTAGGCATTTGTTGAAACATATAAACCTGCTGGCCTACATCACTCCTAACGTCCGGTAAAACGTGACAATGACGCAACACAGGAATTGTAATAGCGTTAGAAGTTCCAGGATTTTCCGATAAAAGATCGTGTGCAAGTTGTATTCTGTTGCAGCTAGTATGACTTAACACTAAGTCAAAGTCAACATAGTTCGGCAGCTTGTCGATTACATGATAATTTTCTGGAATTTCCGCGTATGTAGTATCCCACTGTTTGCCAGCGTTTAGCGAATAAAAATTGTGACCTGTTTTGCACAAAGATTCCTCATATCTTTCATGAGTGGCAAACGTTAAAATATTTAACTTTTTAGACTTGTTCTTTCCTACGATTATTTTTCTGATGTTTCGCTTGCCAGCGTAAGGTATACAAGTTTTCTCGAAGGGATTTATTTCATTAGGTTCCATATTAGTTCTCCTACCTTTTGATGGCTAAAATTCTGTGCGTCTTTAATTGACTTGGCGTTTTTCATGTGTGGCCTTTTATAATCCACTTTAAACTCTTCATATTCGTCTCTCATTCTTTCCATAAGGTGTTGAACTGAGATCTCACACCATTCACTGTCTGCCGTGTCCACGCTTGGCAAGCCCTCAACAGCACCAAAGCAATGCTGAGGAACAGAATCAACTGATTTTCCAGAACTCCATTCCATTCCTATATCGCTTGTATAAAGAATGTTTGATCCCAAGGCTTGACACTCCAAAGCTGGGATGCAAAAACCTTCACCTCGACTCGGCATAACAAACGTATCTATCTGGCATAGCAAAGAACGATAGTCTTCATCTGCCATTCTATCTGTTATAACCAACTCTCTTTTAAATCTGCCTCTGGTCTTAAGTCCCATTTTTATATCGCTGCAAAACTTTTCCACCCCCTCAAGAGACCCAGAAGTTTTAATCAAAAGATTAACAGGCTCTTCTGGTTCAAACTCTAAATGAAAAGCCTGAATCAAAGCCTTTAGGTTTTTTCTTTGTATAAACTCCCCAACGAATCCAAAGTTGTAAGAATTTTCCAACTCACTAATTCTCAGTCCATATCTATAAGCATCTCTGTTGTACTTGGAAATATCTATAGAGTGAGGAACCACATAGACAGGAATTTCTACTCCGCTTCTAAGTGCGATTTCCCTGTTGTTCTCACTTGGAACCCATAGTTGATCCATTAGATTTATGTGATGCTGCCAACCAGTAGCCCTGAAGTCTCTAGACTCGCAGTCTAAAAATCCAATGTTGAAAAAACGAGAATCATAATGATACAAGTGGGGCAAGACATGCTGAATAACTACACTTGGAGTTAGATCTTTATTCATGTTGTACAGCCAGTCAATCTCAGGGGTTTTTTTGTGTCCCGAGTTTTTATATGAAACAACTGCTGGGATAACATTAAACCCTGAAACAGAATTTAGAGCTAGGATGTTTCCTTCGGCTGCATTGCCCCATCCAGTCCCGTCCTTATAATTTCCTACGTAAAGTATATTTGTTTCCATGTTACCAAATCTCCGTTCCGTTGTTTACTGCAATTCGTAAACTTTCCATTTGATTAAATTGTTCTCTTAATGCAGAAAGTTGAGAATGTGCCTCTTTTAAACTAAAGTCCTTGTTTTTAACATCTGCGGAATGTGAATCGGTCCAGTAAACATCTTCGTCTATACCAGAAGGTGTAAAGCCGTATGATAAATCTCTTAAAACTCTCGCCCACAATGGCCCACCAATCCAGTCAGGCTTGTGCAAGACATGAGCAAACAAAAAGTCAACTTGATCCACAGGATCTTCAAGATGATAAGGAACTTCTTTAGAGGGTTGGTGTATCTTGGGTTCTGAATACCAAGTCTCCGACAAGTCCTTACAATCTATCTCTTTAATTCTGTTGATCCAGTTCTCCGCTGTTTTATCCCAATTATAAATATTTAAAGCGTTTTGTCTAGTCTTAAGACCTAAATTTTCCCTTTCTTCTCCAGATAATGTGAAAACATGGGATAATTCTTCCGTCAACTTTTGATTGTTAGGTATTGCCCTAAGTCTACCAGTGCCACATTCCATTGAGTAAGCAAGAGGTTTGACACTCACACATTCTAGATTTTTAGCGACTGAATCCATAGCTGAATAATCAACGGTTATAATTGGACAGCCCGCATACGCAGCTTCAACTTGAGGCATACCAAAACCCTCTTGGTTCGCCCACTGAACATATACGTCAAAAGTGTTGTATATTTTATTCAACTGCTTTTCGTCTATCTTGTTGTTTCCGCTAACCAAATGTTTGTTGTAGCTATAGCATTTATCGCAGAAAGCAGCACCCGTCTTTAAAAAATCAACAGATAGGTGGCCGCAACTAATACATTTGTATGAAAACAAGACTCTGTTGTGAAGTGAGTATCGACTTAACAAGTCTGGGATATCCCAACCAATATCTGGAAATGACGTGTGACAGTGAAGAAAAGTGTCTTTAGTTTTCTCCAAGTCTGTTTCAAGATATCTTGCAAAAGACTCAAAAAGATCGGGATACAACTTACGAGTTTGATTTCTCATAACAGTTCCTACAATCTTACAATCAGAAGTAAGACCTAAGTCACTTCTATTGTCAGCCTTGTTAGCCAAAGGTTTGTAATCCATACTTGCAGCAGGAGGCGTAAGACCTACATAATTGATATCTTTACCTTGTTTTAGCAATACATCTCTGCCGAATTCGCAATACGCAAATAGGGAATCGGCTTTTCTGTACGTGTTGATCCATGCAGAGTTTTGAGGCATAGCGTCAACCGCTGGCATAATAGCCCAATGAAAGTAGTCAAAAAACGGATTTCTTAGCTCATGTTCAATCATCCAGAAGTCGCGTATATCTATAACAATATCAGGCTTAAAATCAGCACACACAACGCCAAAACTCCATTCTCCATAGGTGTTTGAAGGTCTGCTTTTGTAAGCCTCCCACTCCACAGAGCCAATGCTTGGACTGTTGCCATAAACCTTCCAAGGCATCATTTGGCACTTAATATCGTCCTTGTTAGCATAGCAGGCTAGTTCGGCTACTTCTATTGATGGCTCTTCGTGCAATCTTGTTAATAATTCTTTTGCGTAGACCGAGTAGCCAGATGTGTTCCAACTAGCCTCACCCACAAACAAAACTTTCTTTTTTCTCATTTCATACCTTTGGTCAAAATTTTAAAGTTTGTTATTCTAAACCAAGTAGCTTCCCCATCGCCTCTGGCTATTGCCTCCACTGCGATTTCAGAACCGTCTTCTACGTACTGGTTTAAAGCACAGGCGGCAGAATCCCAAGCCTCCATGTCAAGATAGTTGTGCTCTTTTATCTTTTTTCCACTAGAAGATCTTCTAACTTCTTCGACTTCTAGCGTGAACATTATGCAAGATGAATCTTCTTCATATGGCTCTCTAAACTCAACACCTAAAACCTTACCTAAAAAATGACACTTATTCATACGAACCTTTCAAATTTGGATAACTTTATTAACAATAAAAGAAGATTTGTCTTTAGCTGGAACTTCTCCATGAAGCATAACAGTGTTACTTTCTGTTAGCGTGTTTTTAAACTCTTCAAAACACTCTGGAAAAACAATAACTGAATCAATAGATCCCGATCCATCTTCAACCGTCAAAAAAGCCATTGACTGACCAGGATTTTTACCTTTTTTGGTTTTTACTATCTTGATTTTTTCTATCTCGACAGCAAGAACCGCTTTACCTATTATAGACGAATTTGCTATGTCTTTACACATATTTATTGAATTTTGTAGGTTAATACCGTCAACTTTGCTACATGTTAGCGAGTAGCTTAAAAACTTCTCTTCTAGCCCCGCAATACTGGCAATCGAATCGTCGAGTGAGTAAAACGGGCTATCTATGGAATTTTTAATATCCTCGACCGTTGAATAACGTCTTTTGGTTATCTTCCTTTGTTTCTCAGGAGATAATCCTTGCAATATTTGCCCAATTGAATCGGAAAGCGTTTCTTTGCGAAGCTCTGAATTATGATTCATTGCAATCCACGCCTGCTCAGTTTTAGTTAGCTGTCGCCAGCTATCGTACTCATAAAGCATTTTCTGTCTTGACAGTGTGTTATTTACACCATTAAAAGCACCAACCGAAATCATTGCTATTGAGGAACGCTTGTCTATGTTTAACTCGTAAATCATTTTTATCAGACAGTCCATCCAGTTGTAGTTAACAATATCCTTATTATTTTCCTTGACGTGGTTTTCTACATTATTACAGGTTTTTTTTGAAACACCTTTTATATGTAGCATCCCATATATGATAGACGAGGTATCTGGAATTAACGTAAAGTTAGTCTTTAGATATCTAAGTCTAGGAGGAAGCACGTCAACGTCTGACATTTTAGCATCTGACATAAGCTGCTTTTTCTCAATGTCGGGTTTCGGCTTTTTTTCCGCTCTGTTTAGATATGTTTCGTAAAACCTTTGCCTTCGATGGCACTTGCAGTAGGCAGACCAGTAGGCGTTGATGGCGTATGAAACCGCGTGAGACTTATTAAAAGCGTATCGACTAGATTTCTCAATCCATGAAAAAATCTCGTCAGCAATTGTCTCAGAGATGATACCGACCTCTTTTGCACCTTTTACAAACTTCTTCTTAACCTTCGCCATAACGTCGGCCTTTTTCTTTCCAATAGCCTTTCTTAGTTCGTCCGCTTCTTTTAGATTAAAACCGGCTAAAGATTGAGCGATTTTCATAGACTGTTCTTGATAAACCAGTACGCCGTAGGTTTCCTTAAGAATTGGTTCAAGCGATGAGTGCAAGTATTCAACGGGCGAATCTGCTTTTCCAGCCTTTCTGTCTGCATAAACCTGAGTCATTGACTTTCCGTTAGCATCTTTAGCCAACAAGGTTCCTGGTCGGATAAGACTTACTAGTGCAGACAATTCTTTAATATTTCTTGGTTGAGTTTGCTTTGCCCAATGCTTGCCCAGATTGGACTCTAACTGAAAAACACCCTTAGTGTCCCCATCGCAGATCAAATCCCAAACTAACTCATCTTCAAAATTGTTAATATCAAACATTTTTATTCCTCAAATAATCAATGGCTTTTTCTAAACTTTTAATATCATCACCCAGCTTGCCTATTCCTTGGTTGCAATTTCTGCAAAGCCACCCCCTAAATTTTCCAGTTTTATGATCATGGTCTAAAACAAAATTATTTGTTTTTCTTTTACAACAGTCACAAACTTTCGGTTTAGGAGGGGCTTCTGATTTTGCTTTGCGTAGCTGTTTGCCAGCAATCTTCTCACAAGATCTACATTCAGACCTCATGTATTCACCATCTGTTATACCTTTGTACGGTCTACACAGCCGGAAGTGACGATGTAGTTTAGCACGATTGCACTTAGTGCATATTTTAAACATAAGTTTGTCCATTTGCAAACGCTTTTTCAAAAACAATTTTTTTAGAAAGCGTTCGCTGTAATTTTAGAAACTTAATAAGGATATTGGCAGTGTCTTTAACATCTTGCAGAGCGTCATGAGCGTTTGTTTTATCCATAGAAAAATAATCTCTAAAGTAATCCATGCTCATTCCTGTAACATCTCGATTGTCTTCAAACCAACTGTAAAGCATTGGCATCACATCCATTGTGTGAATTGTATTAAAAAGGTCTTGGCAACCCCTCTTTTTATTTACCGGCCCGAACGCTTGACACATTCTTTCAACAATAATCATATCAAAACCATTGATATTGTAACCAGCAGCAACTGGTGCATACCAGCTAGTTCCTTTAAAGTTATGCTTGTTTACAAACTCTGTAAATTTTTTCCATACGGTTTTTGGATATGGCCCCTTGGATATTTCTTCTCTAGTTTTGCCAGTTACTTCTAAGGCTTTTTCTTCAACGGGGTCGAATCCGGCAGCGACAGCCTTTTCGTCGTCAACAATACATCTAATCTTGCTTTCAAAAACTCCCCCGTCTTTAATTTTTAGAGTTCTAGGATGTAGTGCTACAGCGGCGATTTGAGTGGGCTGACACTTATGCGGGTTTGCCCCCGTAGTCTCAAAGTCAAAAACAATAATATCTCTATAATTAATAACGCACCTCTACTTTCTCTTAGATAGTTTTAAAAATTCATCTGTTGCTTCGCTAAGATCATGGTACAAACTGTAAACCTTGTAACGATCTGACCAAACTTGGTATTTATTTCTGGGTACAAAGTTGCCCATCATGTGATCTTCTAGATTGCATAATGACGTATTATTTTTGCTTACAACCATGAGTCCATTGTAAATAACCGCCATAATCTCTTCTTTATCTCTACTTTCAATTTTCATTTAACTATCTCCATTATTTTACTTAATAAATCAATTCCTAAAATATCAAACTTGACATGCCCTAAGCCCTCTAGAGGAGCCATTTCCAAAGCAACAATAGGATCGCCATTTTTGTCTATTGTCATAGGACAAACGTTCGCTAGTTTTTCTTGAGATATAATAACTCCAGCGGGATGTTTGCCCTGAGACTTGTTTGTCCCCTCAATAATCATCGCCATTTTAAAGTATTCTGCCAAAGTTCCGCTAAGACTTCCGTCTTCTTCCATAACGCACCAATTTGAGAGTGCGTCTGGCTCATTCATTAGAGTCCAACGTAAAACAGATTTGTCATCCATTAACTCCAGTTGATCAGATATCATGCTTTCTTGTGGAATACTATCCGTGACCTCGTTCATTTCTGAAAAAGAAACAACATCGCTAATCCTAAGAACCTCTTTAATTGCAGATCTTCCCTGCAATCTTCCGAATGTCACCATTTGAGCAACTTTGTCAACCCCGTACTTTGACTTGATATAGTCAATTACTTCGTCTCTGTGTTCAGCAGGAACGTCTACATCAATATCTGGCAAGGAAACGTGATCTTCTGTGTTTCGACCTTCGTTATAAAATCTTTCGAAAATCAAGTCGTATTCAATTGGATCTACCTCGGTAATATCTAATAACCAAGATATCAAACAACCAGCAGCAGAGCCTCGTCCTGGGCCAGCGAGCCAACCCTGAGCCTTTACCCACTTGACAATATCTTGAACGATCAAAAAGTAACCAGACAACTCGGCTTTAAAAATAACCTTTAGTTCACTTTTAATTCTTTCTGAATATACGTCTTGATCTTCTTGTGTGGAAACTTTGCCTTGAGGAACCAGCTTTTCTTTCCATCCAATCCGACAAAGTTCAGTTAGCCATTGATCTTCAGAATAACCCTCGGGACACTTAAACTCTGGAAGCATGGGACTTTCAGACAGATCGTACTCTTCACAAAGTTCAGCTATCTGGCTACCCTTAAGTTGTGGGGACTTTTCGTCTTGTTTTGGTAAGTAAAAGTTGTCGCAATCGAAAAACTTTTCAAACTCATGCTTGATTTTACTGACTTTCTTCAAGGTTGTCTTTAGCTTGCTGCAAAGCATGATCCTATGACATTCAGCCTCTTCTTGATTGACATAGTAAATCGCTTGCGACTCATAATCAAGCTGCACATGATTACCTTTAAAAAGACTAGCGAAGCCGTTCACATTTGGCGTAACGCAAAGCAAGTTGCCATTCTTAGCCACTTCCTTCAATACGTCAAGACTTTGATTTGAAACATACTTTACAAGGTCAAACCAGCCGTTTTTGTTTTTAGCGTACAAAATATAACCATCAAACTCGCAACCAATGATTGGTTTAATGCCCTGTTTTTTACACTCTTGCTGAAAATCAACAGCACCAGAAATAGTTCCAAAATCAGCAATTCCGCATGCCGTATAACCTCTTTCTTTAGCTGCCTTCGCTAGCTTTTCAGGCTTGCAAAAACCAAGCTGAAGGCTGTAATGAGTTTTACAATTAATTGGATTCCACATTTTTCTTACTCCAAAAAGTTTTTAAAACCATATCTTTCCACTCTTTTGCGTGTTGGCCGCACAGTGACCCCAATGGGATACACCCACCTTCTGCCTTTTCTCCGCATATAGTACACTTTTTCAAGTCTGGTGGCTCATCACGGAGTTCGTAACTTAATTTAAACATTATCCCGGAGCCTCGTAATATCCTACGTTATGCCCCTTTGCGGTTAAGTCTTTTACAGTCTTGTCATGACCTAGTTGAACTAAATTCATTTCTACATATTCGCACATTGACATGTTTGTGCCTTCCCATTTCTTTTTATAAAAATCACACAACTTAGTACACTTGAAGCTTTTTCTAGTGTTAGAGCATGGCGACGGCGACTTACATTCGTTGATTTGCCTAAATCTGTTCTTTAACATGCCTAAAAACTTTACGTGATCCGATTTATCAAAACACATACTAAACGGACCGCCATCTCTGGTGTAAAATATCGTCATAATAGCTTGGCTATAATTAGGATAAAGTTTCGATATGGCATAATTATACAACAAAAGTTGCGGATCTTCAAGCAGTTTGTCGTAAGTTTTCTTTTCTCCGGTCGCCCAGTTCTTACGCTGCCCAGTTTTCCAGTCTACCACCTCGATTGTGTCTGAGTCTACTTCGGTAACTAAGTCTATAGTCCCCTTGATTGCAAGTTGACCAACCATTTTTTTACCAGTCTGCGGATCTTCGTATTCAAATTTAGCCCAAGGTTCATCAATAGCAATGTCGAACTGAGGTTCTGTATCTACGATCTTTCTGTTGCGAGGGTCAAATTGGCCTTCGTTGAAGTCGAGAGCCTTAAGTGTCTGAACTTGGCAAAATTTAAAATCGGAACTCGTATAATTATGTTTCGCTTCACAGGTAGATGTATAATACTCGTAACTTTTGTCGAGAGTTTCCATGACAAATTTTTTAGTTTTGAGTTTTGCAGGTGTAAAATTAACCTTGCCAATAGCGTCATCTTCAATGCTCAACCTCTTTCCATTTGGCTTATCTTGCAACTCTTTTGTGCATGAAGCTAGAACCTCTAAAACTTTATGAACAACGGTTCCTAGTTGGGCTTTTTTTCCGCTCGCACTCCTGTATCCCAAAACATAAGTAATAAAATACTGCAATTGGCAATATTCAAAATTGTTGTAGCTGGAACTTCTAATGTATGTTACTATCATTTGTTCCCCTTGATTGAATGAATTGAAGATTGAGTTCTGTTCATTGATGTTTCCTCTACCTCAACATCGGTAGCAAACCAACCAAAATCACTCATGTAATCCAGTATGTTTTGACACATACCGTGAATGTCATTATCTGCACCAATTACTCCATCGAACATATCTAGATGATCTTTTACGACTTGCTCACTTGAATGAGAAGATTCAAAGGGTTGCCTTTCCAATCCTATTACTTTACCTCCGACTTTTTGAATTGCTTCAACTTCATCAATAAATCTAACATCATCAACTATCGCGAGTAAAGGTTCTTCTGATTGAATATCTGAAATAACTCTTTGAATCCAAATAGGTTCGTACATTTTACGCATAATATCTGTACCAAAGTATTGCAGAAACTCACGAGCGGTCATTGGTCCGGGTTCGTGAATTTTTAAATCAAGATCTTCTGGGAACGCTAGCCCGCTTTCCGCTGGTTGATTAGGGGTTATTACCCCTGGCATATTCTCCCACAGTAAATGCTCTTGCAATTGGTTCTTTTGTTCGTTTGTGCCAAACACACACTCCCTAGGAATATCAAAAAGCTGAACAGCTATTTGTTTTAGGGTGTCTGCAAATGAATACTTTTTAACAAAAGGCCACATGCTAAACAAAGCCCATTCTGTAAACTCCAAGTCATTCCGAGAAACGTCCAAAATGGAACTTCCAAAACTTTCTAATCCTTGGTCGTCAATAATTTCTGTGTCAACAGTTAACCTGCCATCATCAAGGATGCTGAAGTTTTTCACAATATCGTGAGACTTCAACTGACACCCATGCAAAAAGTTTGAGCATGTTGTCTTGCCAGCTTGTTTAGAACCAGCAAAACCGATTATCTTAGTCTTCATTTTTTATTCCTTTTATATACGGATAAATTTCAGTTTTAATATTTTGTATCGACATTACCCCTATGTCTCTTTGTTGCATGGGGATTTTTCTTTCGTTGAACCAAGGCGTTAGTTCAGGTCTAATGTAGTTAAACCTTCTTCCGCATTTTTCTTGAATCTTCTTTGCCGCTTTAATTCCTGCATCATCGTAGTCTGTAAGAACCACCATATTGATAGCCCCAGACCTTTCTAGCAAAATCAATTGATCATCTGTTAAATTAGTGCCAAACATTCCAACGGTCATATTCAATCCCGCTTCAAACGCCCGCCAAACGTCACCTTGACCTTCAACTATAACAACCGTCCCTGTATTTATTATAGCCTCTTTAGCCAAATTTAAACCATAAAGAATATTTTTTTTAAAACCTTTTCCATAAAGCCATTTAGGATTTAAATGTTCTTTGATAGCTCTTCCAGAACAACCAACGTAATTATTATCTTCGTCATATAGTGGAACAACAACTCTTCCAGACATGGGCTGATTGGATGCTAAACATTCTCCAATGTCAAACATAGACAAAACTTCAGGAGTGTAGTCTCTGCCTATGTAGTATTTGGAAGGTATCGCCAATTTACTTAATAATTCAGACCTTTCTATAGCTATAGTGTTCCTTTCAACGCTTCTAGTAAAAGTGTCTAAGTAGTTGAACGAAACCTGTTCAACTTTTTCAAGTTCTGAAATATCCTTTTTTATAAGCTCTAAGCAAAACTCTGCCACCTCATTCATGGAAATCGTTCGGTTTTGTCTTTCCGACATAACTCCACGCACAAAGCCAAACATTGTTTTAATAAATTCTTCTTCACAATGATTAGTCCAACAGCACCAATTGCCTTTTGTTGTGTTTCCATCTGTAAATATACAACAACCCTCTTCACTATCACCTCCATGCACAGGGCATGGGAAAGCAATTCTGTTGGGATACTCAACGTAGTTTATCTCAAAGTATTTTAAAAATCTATGAATGTTGTTGAAAATCTCATTAGAGATGGATGAGATTGTCTCCTTCGTCAATTTGAGTTTCAAATCCTTGCTCGCTGTTGTGGATTTCATTTCTGGTTTGTCCTTCTAAAAGTCTTCCGTATTCTCCAAACATCCTGATACTAACATAATCTCCGTCATCTAAACCGCCTCCATGTCTAGACATGACAGGACACAACTTTCTATCTCCGTTTTGCTGTCCGTCTTCCGCGATTTCTTCTGGCGATTTTTTCTTAAATACTGAAAAGCTAGTACAAAGCCAAGCAAGTCTATCCGATCCAGCAATTGTTCCTGTATCTTCCTTTGTAAGACCGTCCCTGTTAAGCTGTACAAAAGCCAAGCAGGGGCAGTCATACTTTACCATGAAGTTGTGCAACTTGGTAATTTGAAATCCTAAAACTTGATATTCCTGCATACTCGAATTGATCCCGTCAGAAGTCATCAACTTCAAGTAATCATAAACGATCAAGCAATCATTTGTTCTTCCTGACTCATCAAATCCAACTGTTTGATAAATCCATTTTCTCATAATACTTAAAATGTTTTCAAAAGATTTACCAGCTATACTTGCGTAGTCGTAAGGCATATCTTTTAAAATTTGAGATGCTTGAACAACCTTTTGATGACTTGTTGGACTTTGTGCAAATTTTCCAGTGGCTATATCGTTAATTGTTACTCCAGAAATATCTGCTAACATCCTGTGATAATGATCTTCTTTTGACATTTCACTGTCGAGCACAAGAACTGGTATTCCTAGGTTGGAGCTAACGTGCTTCGCAACAGCGTCTCCAAACAGAGATTTTCCAACTTTTGGCCGAGCACCGATAAGATCAACGCATTTTCTTCTAATGCCACCTCCAATAGCGGTGTCGTAAAAAGAGAATCCAGTTGGAATACCTATAAAATCGGTGGTGTTGTCTGCAAGATGTTCCAAGTGTGCATCAACGCCATCTCCAATTCTTTCTATATCTTCGGCTCTATCTTGGTAGATAGATGCCGTTGCATCAAGAATAGGCTCTTCAACTCTAGATATAATCTCCGTAACATCCTCTTCTCCAGTTAAAGAGTTCAACTCCTTCTTTACACTTCCTAGAGTCTTTTTGAAATCTCTAACAAGTTCCAACTTAGAAAGTTTAGCTGCGTAGTGAGGGGCATTAGATTTTTGAACTGGAAACTGAAACAAAGATCTAATAAAACCAATCTCTTCTTTGTTGTTGATCTGCGACTCCACGCCAAAGTCGTTTGCGGCAGACAGAATAGAAGAAAGTTCTACAGTAGCACCTTGTTCTATAGACTTCTTGATACAACCAAAAATAAGTTGATTCATAGGGTCTGTAAAAGTTTCTGATGTTATGAAATCTATTTCTAGGTAAACATCTAAACCGTACTGACATAAGGCGGCTAGAACTGCCCTTTCAGATCCTAAATCTTCATGCTTTGACATTATCTATTTAACCTTTTCTTGATCTTCCAGTAAGGCATCCATCGCAAATATAATAATCTCTTACGTGTGTTGGATGAACTTGTACACTAGCGTTGCACCTTTGACAAGTCACTTGGGAGAAATTTTCTGTCGCTGAACCTCTTTGTCTTGGTACTAATTCTGTTTTCGGAGTAATATTTTCTGCATCTCTATGTAGAGATCCGTCATCCACAAACAAGTTGGGTCTAGACTCTGAATTTCGTGGAGTAACCACGGTTCGTTCAACAACTTTAAGCTCTTCGTTTGGAAGCGTAGAAAAATCATCAACCTTGGTGGACTTAACCATTTTAGTGGACGTGGGTTTTACTTCTAAATCCGGTAGATTTTCTTTAAACTTTAAGATGGTAGAAGTAACATCAGATAGTTTCATAGAAAGATCCGAATGAATGTAAGCAAGACTTTTTTTTACATCCTCCAGTGTCGCATTAAAGTTTTCAAGCTGTTCTCTGTCTTTAGAATTCATTTTTTCTCCTAGCTAGTTCCTTTAAAATATTTGCCATGCCTTCGGCACGTTTTTGTTTTCCTTCTAGTATACCGTGTCTTGCTTGAGCGTTGTTTTTTATTTTTAATATCTCTGTAGCAAGGGGGTTTTCTTTTATGGCAGAATAGTATTTGATTTGCCACTTCGTGTACTTGTCTCCGTATTGATCAACCTTACTACCTATTATAAACCATATAGAAGACTCTGCCCAATCTAAAACAGATTTTTCTTTAGATATTCTCAATTGAATATAATCACTGTAGGCGATCAATTGGTATGAATACATTAAACAATCCGCACCACTTATGAGTTTCAAGTGTTTTTGATCGAGATTTAAAATTCTCTCGATATCTTCATTGTGTTCTACCTTTGGTATGTTTAAGGCGTTTTCCCATTTTTCCATAGAATCAAGAAACTGCTTGAGATATGAGTTCTGTCCATCCATCTTCATCCCCATCGTACTTTAGATCAATTAATATTATGTTGTTTATTTCACACCAAGTTCGTTTACTTCTGTCTCTAGCAGTAGCTCGAAAGAAGTCCATTTTTCTTTTGTAGTGAAAGTTGTTAAATTCAAAGTGTTGCTGTCCCTGAACTTCTATCCCCACCCGTCTGAGTGGCAAATAGATGTCCAGATACAGCAAGCCGTGACGCTCAGTTTTTGTTCCGTCTAACTTAACTTCCTCCAATATTATATCATGAGGAAGTAGCTTTTCAACTATTTCAACAGCCTTTTGGTGAAGTTTGGAAGATTTTCTACTGCGATTGCCGCCCTTTGGCTTCCATTCTATTTCCCTGCCATCTAAGCCAGTTACAATCATACCATCTGCCTAATCTCTTTCATGAGAATATCAACGGATTCTGGGTGTTCACAAATGAACTTATAGGCTTTGTCAGCACCTTGTAATTTAAAAGCACTGATAACTTCATCTCGGTCTGCATCCTTTAATTCTGGCTTAATAGACTCTGCCAATTTTCGACCGCCCTTTGTGTCGGCTAAAAACGGGAATGAAATCCAAGAGCCTGCTTGAGTTATAAGACCAACGTCTTGAGCGATACCGACTACTTCTTTGGTTTTGTCGATACCTTTGCCGTATCTAATGTAGCTCAAAATATTGCCTCCAGGTGGACCCATTGAAGAACAGACAACTTTCCAATTAATTATTTGACCTATTCTATCTCCATCCTTGCCTCCTTCTACCCAAGGTGTAATGGCAGCACCCTTTCCTTTGCCCGGATATCCAATCTCTAAACGTGTGTCCGCTTGGTATTGAATTTTAACACCGCCATCTGCTTTAGCCCCTCCATACCCATTCATGTCTGTAATAAAGTGAGTAATGGCTATCACCAAACCTCTTTGTGAAGGAAGTAGCTGTCCCATCTTTTTGGTAAATGTAGAAAGAATCCTAGGAAGTCCAGGTCTTTTGCTTTCCATGTCTCCTTCTAACTCACGCATTGGAATCAGGGACGATATGGAGTCGATGATCAAAACAGCACCGTGGTAGTCGGGATGACTCATTAGCTCATACGCTGTTTGCAGCAAAACCTCGGCTGGCAAAGGTGGCCCATTGGGAGATATAACCATAAACTTCTCAGGGTCTAATCCTTCAATCTGAAAGTTTAGCCCTTTCAACCTTCCCTCCGCATCCACATAGATGATCTTTCTATCCTTCTGAACATTGGCAGCGATTTGCATAGCCGTTGTTGTTTTACCGCACTTTGGTGGTCCAGATAGGGTCATCCAAGTTCCCTCTAGCTGTCCACCTCCTAAGCCAATATCTAAAGCTGGCGAAATAGAAATAACTGCATATTCGCCTTTTTCCTGCATAACTTTAGTGCCGCTTTTTAAAATTTCTCCGTATTCTTTTACAGTATCTTTTAAAAATGCAGGTGTTATGTCATCCTTCTTTTTTGCCATCTATTTTCCTTATCTTTGACATGAGTGAATTCGATTTTGATTTTCTTGATTTGTAACTGCCTTTAATTGGCGTTGTTACTTTTTTCTCTCGTTGTTCTTCAGCGTCTATAATCTTTTTAGACTCCTCAAGACCACGCTTTACAAAATCCAAAAGCAGAACAAACTTTCCACTACTATGTAAATATCCTAGTGAATAGGTTCTCTTTCCACTAGGACTATTTAGGTAATGCAGAACCGCCTTCTCTCCATACTTTTTAATGGCTTTGTTGGCGGCTCTAATTTGAGTTTGATACTCTTTTGTTTTTGAATTATTCCAGAACTTATGAGCAAGACTGCCTTTGTTTTCTTTTTCAGCACGTCTAATGCACAGCTTTTCTGCTATATATTGAGCAGCACTACATTCCTGCCCCGTTGAGATACTGCTGTACTTTTTCGTGTTTGATTTTTTCTGATCCATTTTTAAACACCATATGTTGAAGATTTTTAAAAGTTAAACCTCGCAACGACTCTTTCTTTTCAAAGTTATTGTCCGGCCAAGTGTACTTGGCAACATTAATGTAATTACACGAATCATCCAGTAAAAGAACCGTCAGAGTTTGAAAGGATTGGGAGTGAGAACCGTCCATAGACTGCTCTTTAGCCACCCCCCTCATTACACAAAGTCCGTCTAAGCCGTTTGGGTTTTCAAAGAAAACCTTGTGTTGAGCACCAAACATGTAAAGCTCAACTTTTACTGGAAACAAACCAGTCTTTTTACAGTGCAGAGAAAGCCTTTCCCACGGATTTAAAAAGCCAGGCCTGTCGTAATCTCCAAAAACCTTGGTTGAATCGGAAAGTGTTACAATCCAACTTATCATTAGATTTGAGTGACACAGCTTTTTCATATATGGGTCAAACTTAGTGCAAATTTCTACCCTATCCAAGTTAGTCTTCCTTAATTTTGTGAATGTGTCTGTGATATCGAGGCGGAGATTGATGGTCGTTTTTGACGACTCTTTGTGAACGAGTTTCGTCTCCCATTACAGATGCCGATTCTGTCATAGCAACAACTCCGTAATCCTCTTTTCTAGCGAACATTTCACCAGTTTTTCCTCTTAGTGGATTAGGAGACTCTTCTGAGGCTTCCGAATTTTTATTTTCAACTTCGGCCTCGACTACTTCTGGAACTTTCACGCTATTCATGTATTTCACAATAACATTCTTAGAACGCTTGGTGGTATCAGCAATAGTTTCGAGGTCATCTCCATGCAGGAACATTGTTGCGATGATCTCTTTCTCGGTTTTAGACAGTGGTCCTTTTTTATTATTTGACATTTAATTTCTCCTATCTTGATGTTAAAGTTCTTCTTGATTTAGTATAATAAGATTTACGCTTTGTTTTTAAATAAGACGTATAGTGATCGAAGCAAGAACTTCCAACCTTCTGGAAGTTGCAAAGTTTATATCCCAAAATGGACATGTGAGCGTCTGCCCCGTGTGGATCTACTATTTCGCCACGATTGATAAGAATCCAAAAATCTTTTGAGGATTTGTCACCTCTGGAGGATTCTTGCATAATTGCATAGGTTCTTGGCAGCGAGTTAAAATCTATACTGGAAGCCTTTTCATCTCTTCCTTCAATTACTTCTCCACTCTTACCAAAATGAAAAATTTCACAAGTGGTTTCATCTATATTTAGATGAGAAACATCTACGTCTCTAGACATGTTCTTGTACCTTTCTTAGTATTTTTTTAATGTTGTTTATACAGTCGGCTTCGTTATATCCTTTAACGATCATCTGACCCTTTTGTGCTATGTCGTATTTTTTTAATGCCGCATCATTCATTACGTGCAACTCAAGAGTCTCGTCTGAATTCATAGCCCGTATATCTATTTTAAAAGTTATCACTGCTAAGTGAGGCTTCTCTCTTTTTTCCATTTTTTTTATTTCTGAACCAGCAATAATAGGACTGCTGTGACCAAATTCATCAGGGTTTTTGTTAAGCATTTAGTCGCCCTCTCTAATCCATTTCATTTGCATTTCTTTAGACATTGACGTTAGCTTGTGATTGCGTTCACGCTTTTCTTTCTTTTTCTTCTTAACCGAATCCTCAAGTCCGTCTTTTAATTTTCTATCTTCTTTTTCATAAGCACCCATCTGGTTCCAATTGTGTTCTGCTAGTTGACCAATCGTCTTTCTTTCTTCCTTTACAAATGTGTGAGGGGCGTTGATAAAAACCTTTGTCAACGTTTGCTCTTCGCAAACTGGACACTTGTGGATAGATGGAGCATCGTGAGCTTGTCTTATTTCAGTGTAGTAAGCACAAGGCTCACATTCAAAGTCGTAAAGTGGCATTTTTTGCTCCGTTGGTAAAAAATTAAGGCGTTAACAATACGCCTTGTCAAATGTGCTACTGTATTATATCTGTTTAATTGATTAATTGCACAAGAAAATATGATGCTAGTCAAATTAATATTAGCTTTTGGTTCCGACATTCATGTCGGTAGCAGGGTTTAAATTTCAATAAACGCAGGGTTTTTGTAAAAAATGAGGCGGTCTCACATGAATCGAAAGAAGACCGCCCCCTTTTTTTATCTTATTTTGTTAGTTCTTGCCATTATTCTTCCGATAATAGGATTTCGAACAATATCACAAGCCTCAAGCTCGCAGATGCCTACGCCTTCCAAGTCATCTAGCTCATCCATTAA